GATCTAATAACTCTTCATTTACTGTAGATCCATCAAGAATTTTATATGATGGGAAAGAAGAAGATGTTATGTAGTAATATTGCTCATCTGCAAAAATAGATGATACATCTGTAGTTAATTCACTTAGAGATGATTGTATGCTTGGTAATGTTGGAATTACTGGTGCAGATCCTGAGTTTAATAACCATCTTGTCTGATTAGTGTTAGTCTGTACAATTTTAGGATCAGCAGTTTCAAAACCAGGATTAGATACAAGAACTTTGTCTCCTACACTAGAATATGGTTGACCAGACTCTGTTGAAAAATTATAAACAACTCCAAATGTAAGTAGTGTTACATCAGAATTGGAAATAGTTACTGGTTTGTATACTGATGTTCCTGTTGGATATACAGTAGCTCCTGATGGTTGTCTATCTTTGATAATAAACTGAGTGACAGTCTTCTCTTCAAAAGTAATTGTCTCATCACCAATTAAAATAGAACCAGTCTTCTCCCATCCAAGAGTAGATGAAACATTGATTCTATTACCAGTGCTATCTGTTCCAGCAAGTGGTTTCTCAAGTTTAGTCTTAGTTGAGATTGCAAATTCACCATTTACAGTCTCTGGTGCAAGTACAATATTGTAAATTACCTCATTATCTGCTGTACCATCAGCATATACATTATCTACAGTAGAATCTGCATATCCATACTCTGTAGTAGCTTCCTGTACAATTTTCTTTCCAATTAAATTTCTTACATCACCAGATATTACTTTACATTTAAGAGCGTATACACTGATCCAATCAGAATCAGATGATTTATATGTAAAGTCTCTTGGTTTATAAACTTCTGGTTTATTACTACTGTCTTTTGCTACAATAGTATTAAAAATAAATTTGATGGAACTGGTGGTTCCTTTAGCTTTGTAGAACTTTTGAATGTTCTTAATTAAAGTTCTCTTATCTACCTCTCCTTTAAGATACTTCTCAGGAAAAGACCCAAGATATTGATTCTCAAAATTCTTTACTAATGCATATAAGAAAAGGTTACTTACGTTAACAACCTTCTGACCAGCATTATGTGATGCTGCATCTGTGCTGGTGTACTCTGACGAGTTATAAAGATCACCAAGAGTTGTGTTACCACTGACACCTCTAACTGCGTTTGATAGTGTTGTACTTGTTCGTGATTCATAGAAGATAATTTCGTTGTCTATTCTAACGTATCCGTTTTTCTCTGGAAAACTCGTTGCATCTTGTAATACAATTGTATCATCAGTATCAGTGATACTAACGTCCAACACATCAGACTGTTTAAGGAGATTTTGTTCATAATAATCTATATCTGCATATTTTTGAATGTTATTAATAACATCTAACGTGCCACCTTGTACCTCCTGTGCTTCATAGTACTTTGTGAGGAACTTACTGAAAAGTTCATATTCTGTACTGATGAATTCAGGAAGCTGCGATTCAATGAGAGTAGAAATTCTCTTAGTCTTTACAGCGGGCATTTAATTTACTCTTTGTATGCAGTGAATGAGGAATTAGCAACGTCAACGTCAAGGTATACTTCACGAAGTGCCTTGATATCATTAGAAAGTGGTTTGACTCTAACAGATATACGGTTATCAAAGAAACTACCTTTAATGATAGTTAAATTATACATTTTAAGTTCACCTTTTTCATAATCTATGTCCCCGATATCGCTGTCTAGGACAACTTTTTCACCAGTTACACCATCTAGTCTATATAGCACAATTTTACTATTTCTGTCTTCAACATAAACATCAAAGTTAGGATACTCAGTGACTCTAAATCCAGTTGACGACAAGATTGGATCATCACATTCTTTATCAAAAGCATTTTGGAAACATACTTCATAATAGAATGTAGAATTGAGAGAAGGATAGAAATCTTTTCTCATTGTTATATCAGTTAAGTTAGAATTGATAGATTTGTCTGCATCATCAATTACGCCAATCATTTTACTATATCTGAACTTACCATTAAACTTTTCAGTATCACTTGTATCAAGATAAGACTGCACACCACCAATCACCTTGTCTCTAATCTGTGATGTTGTTTGATCTGTCATCTCACCGTTATAGTAGATCTTACTTGTAAGCTCAACAAACAAAATAGAAGGATCAACTAGTTTTGGTTCTACAGATGCAACAACATACTTCTTCAATTCTTCTACAATACTATTTTTTGTCAGTGACGTTAGATAACTAGCATCTTTTGGTTTTAATGCAATAAAAACTTTTCCATATTCGGGTGGATCTTGATCCTCGCCACCAAAAATAATGATATCACTTGTAGCAGGATACACTCTACGTACAATTGCCTCATAGTCCTGAGAGGTTACTGCACGGTCTTGTGTACCGTATGACTTAGGAGCAGTATATTTTATCTTCTGTGTGCTTTCTATCTCTTCACCGCCCGCAGAGGCAGTAGTAGATGTAATAGATGTAGTAAATGCGCTAGGAGATACACCATTAGGGTTCTCTAGTACACCAGAGAAGACAAATGTACGAACTCCATTACTTTCAGGACCTGCTGTTGTTAAATATGATACTTCAATACGTGCATTGTTCTCTAGTTTCTTACCTAAGACTCCATCACCCATAAGAATCTCATATCTTTCATCCTCAATCTCATCAAGAAAGAATACTTTAGATGTACCATCAACACCTAGAATGTTATCTGCAACTAGATATGGTTCACTGAAACTACCTCCAGTAGGAAATACTTTTACTCTAATTGTATTAGTATCAATATTAGGATTATCAAGAATAAATTTTTGACTCTTTAATGAAGAGTTAACAGTGAATGTATTGACAAGTTGTGTTCCTTCTTTGACTTCAACGTTGGTAAATGTTGCAACGTCATTAATAACTTGTGCTTTTACATCATCAATTACAACATACTGATACACGTTATTATCAAAAGAAGAAATAAATCCTGTTCCTTTCTTCAGGATGAGTTCTGTATCAGTTGTTGGATTGGTATAAGTTACGTTAAAGGAAACATATGCTGTAGGAGAGGTAGCACTCTTGGGTCTGTACCCTAGTTGCTTTGCAATCGCCACTACGTTGTCTCTCAAGGTGGCAGAATCAATGAATAGTTCATTGACTACCATGTTAGTGTTGAACGCCGTGTAGTAGGTATTATAAGCGAGTGTGTCAAGTAAAGTGGACAATGCCGATCCATCAAAATCGTAGTCAGTAAATTCTGACTGTGCTCTCATATACTCTTTGAGAGATGTTTTGATCTGTTCAAAATCTAAATTGGATACCTGAGTGTATGGCATTATCTTGTACGCTCTAAGATGAACTCTACTTCTACTGGTATGTCGTTTCTTCCAACAATCGTATACTGCATTTCAACATTGTAACCATTATTGTCAAAATCTGGTTTACATTCAATTTCTGTTACAGTTACTCTTGGTTCATAGCGATTAATGGTTTCTCTAATTTCTTGCTTAATCGTACCAGCAGACGCATAATCTAGAGGTTCAAACAGCATGTTCTGAACATCACAACCTAAGTTAGGTTGAAATGGTCTTTCACCTTTTCTTGTAAGCAAGATACCTTGTATCGCTTGAACTATTGCAGCTTTATCCTTCACCTGTACCAAGTCATCGGTAACAGGATGTTTCTTGAACGTAACACTCAAATCTTTGAATGTCTGAAAGGTTGGCATTTAGACACAGCAATAGGCTGCTATTATTTATCCCCTTTTCCTCGAAACTTAGTATACTCGTCAATGAATTCCTTCTTTCTCTTCATCTCAAACAATTCTCTATCGTCATTCTTCTCAATTCTATCCATAAGAGGTTGAGCATCATACTCTGAAATGAGTTTCTTACCACTCTTGATAAATTCTTCTGATTTGTCTACTTTAATTACCATGATACTCCTCCTATTGCTTGTATTTATAAATGCGGATCTGTCGCGGACTTCTCATTAGGTGTCTCCCAGAAGTAATCGTCAGTATCACCTAATCGTCCCCAGTTCGTTCCTGACTCTACTTGATATTCTATAGTAGAAACCTTAAAGTCTGGTGTCTTGGGTTCTTGTGGAGTGATAGAGAGATCATACAGACGCATCCTGTTATTTGGATACAATGCATACTGTCCATTCTCTAATTGTATGCAGTTATGACTCTTGTGCTCCTGTGGAACCTCACTCACATTATTATCTACGATATCAATATTCACATGGTAGTTATCTAAAGTAAACAAATACTGCCCATGTATCAACCCGTGGTCTCTTGTCCGTATCTCAGCGTCCATAGAAGATATAAAACCTTTATTAATCGCCATCACACCATAATCCATACAATTCCAAAATTGCAGATTCTCTAGACTCATATCGGGCGTCGGCGTTTTCGGTGCTCGGAGAAACGCACTTATAGGTAACTTATCGTACAACGCACCATATTCTGGCAGATAAGTCTCAAAATAGAATGCCCGACCAGGTATACTCTTGCAAGCCACCCATACACCTTCTACAAATTCACCATGACCACTCTTATGGTCGGTAAGATATTCTTTTCGTACCCATACTTTCTCAGCAGGGAGGTTACAAATTAAATTCATGTGAGTTCACCCATACCTTTCTGTGTAAATTCCATCCAACCTGTGATGATCATCTTTTCCTTGTCCATGTCTGGACGACCTTTGTGTGTATACATCCATTCTGCAGGCCAGATGATCGTCTTCCCCTTTTCCGCAGGGACATAGAGGTCTTGGAAGTAAAACTCCGTGCCACCATTCGGATTGTCCGTAAGATACGTCATCCATACAAGGTGTCTACGGATCGCATGTTTATTATTCGTTCTCTCAAAGTGCCAGATCTTATATCCACCACCTTTAGGATACCACTGTATATTAAAAACATCAGAGATCTTACATGGTAGTCTTGCCTGTTCAAACTTCTGAAAGTATGAGACAAATGACTGGTGTAAGAAATTGAAGTACGCATCTAGACGCTGATCAAATTCAATAAAGTGCCATGGTATGCTCAAGTCTATAGAATCCTTGTCAGAAGTTGCAGTATCCTCACGATTACTGATCTGACCAGGATGTTTCTTAAATTGATCTGAAGTATTGTAGAAGTCTATGATACCATCACATACATCATCAGAAAATTTAGTCTCGTATATAAATTGATCCATATCTATCCAATCAATAACCAACCAGTAATTATAGTTTTCTCTAAGTTCTTATCTACACGACCTCTATGAGTATGTGTCCATTCTGCAGGCCATATAACGGTTTTACCCTTAACTGCTGGAACATACTTTTCTTGATAATACCATTCAGTACCACCGTCAGGGTTATCCGAAAGATATGTCATCCAAACAAGACATCTCTCACTATTAATCTTATCATGACCTCTTTCAGAGTGCCATACAGTGTAACCCTCGTTAGGTTGATACCTCTGTATGTTAAACATCGGATCAATATGACAATCAATCTGTCCTGCTGCTGGATATTCAACAAAATAAGAACCAAACAATTCTGTTAACTTACTTAGGTACGCATCTAGACGAGGTTCATTACGAGCAAGCATTGTATGACAGTGTATATCCGTAGATATCTTACCCCTAGAATGAGTCTTGCCACTATACTCGTGTTTTTGCAAATATGTGCATGTATCATAGAACTCTAAAAGATCATCACATATTTTTAAATCCATCTCACCTTCCCAGATGAAATCTTTCATTATCTACCTTGTCCTCTATATCTTTTCTTTGCTTTGTTTCTAGCAGTTGCTGAATACTTGGTATGTTGACCACGACCTTGACGAGTCTTCTTTGGTGTTGCTTCTATTGAATCAGCAATACCATATCCACCTTTTGCTTTTGCCATATATTATAAATTCTGTCCTATGATTATATTAACATGTTGGAACGGTCCTGTCAACGGTCTAGGTGTTCCTCCTATTGATGTATTGTCTCCTGTCACAGCGGGTAACTTACCATTTATAAACACTGTCGTATTCACAGTCGGAAGAATCGTTCTAATACCAGGTTGACAAGGTACAGGTATAAAAGGATTAACCTTGACAGCAGTTACATCATCTAATGTACTACCACTCCAATAATATTCAACATTCTGTTGATTGAATTTAACATTTGCTGATTTCTGAGGACTACCACCTAATGGTTCAGCACCATATATGCAGTTACCATCGGTGTTTGCTGTGTCTATAGTATTTACTGCTGCTAGGTTAGCCATCTCCTTCCCTACAATTACAAATATTTAGATAGACTTCCATCTTCTCATATACGGGTTTGACATCTGCTTCTGATTTACGACTCTTCCATAACTGTTGTACAATTACTTTGAGTTCTTCTTTAGTTACGTCTATTAACATGTTAGGAAAAATTAATATTTAAAACAAATCTAAATCTATCACCTTCAGTATGAGAAGCACTTGTATGTTTTGTATTTCCATTAAACATTACCATACGATTAGCAACACTGTCAACCTTAGTACCATCCTCAAACAAAGTATATCCATTATTTGTATTCAAATAAAACACTACTGTAGTGAAAGGTACAGGTAAAGTTGTAAAATCAGTATGAAAAGGATAGAACACATGTGTCTTCTTAGTCTTAATCTTTAAATTCATCTTACATCTCCATAGTGTATTTACACCAAGACGTAAATAAAGATTCCTTAACAAATAATTATAAGGACTCATCACACCAGTCTCACTTTTAAATTCATGAACGAACTGATATTTACCATCACCAGGAACTGATACACCATTCTGAACAAGATTCCATGGGAAATCATTATTATTACAAGTGTAGTTAACTATATTATTAAATGTCTTCTCACTGAGAACATTATCTATAATTTCCATTAAACTGCTCTGGCAATTTTCATTAAATCTTCTTTCAGACCTTCTACGTTATTATGCAAGTAGTCTAGGGTCTGGGCAATCGTCTCGTATTCTTCACATGTCGGACGGTGATACATCAATGATGGTTTGCCCAATTTCTCCATCTGTGATTCCAAGTTGTTCAATTTCTCTGACAGCCATAGGAGTGTCTTTTCTTGCTCGTTCAGCTTCTCTAATAACTCGTCCATTATTTTGATCTCCTTTATGATATGCTTGTGATGCACGGTCTTCAAATTGGTCACAGAAGTCGTCAAAGTTATTCAACATGTCTTCATAATCTAGACCATCATCTTCAAAGAATTGGTGTGCGACTTTTTTCATGATTTTTTACCAGGAAAATTTTTTTGGTTTTGATGTTTTTGAAATTTCATTTTCAAATATATTTATCTGTCGTCTGGATACTTTTGTAGGTTAGCAAATGGTTAGGAGTCCCAACCGCTTGGCGACCTTAAGGGCTACAAAAAAAGGGCATTTTACTGCCCTTAGTCTGTCTTTCTCTGTGTGGTGGTGCGGTAGAGATTCGGATTAAAGAGCATGTTCCTCTGGGGTCGCTCACTCTTGCCTACCGCGTATGGGACTTACTGCTTGGATGATCTTCTAACGAACTGACTAGTCATTCATTAGTGGGGACTCTCACCTCGCTCGGTTTTACATGCCCGTGAATTGGGTGCGGAAAACAAAATTAATGGCGGTCAGGTGGTGGCGAGGATTTACGATCTTGGGATCAATCAAGATTTCGACCAATGCGTTACTGACCTTTAACAATAATAATGACCTAATTGACCATCATTTGTTTTCCCATTATTAATATAACAGAATCTCCCA